TGACAGAGTTATGTCACTTGTATGGACTCTTATAATTCTTGAAAATGAATTAGCTGAGAAGTATTTTGAAGTGCAAGAATATGATGATAATAAAAAACCATTAAAGATCAAATCTCTTGATTATGGTATTAAATATTTCATAAACCCCAACAGCTTTTATAATAATGAAAAAAACAAAACAGATTATGTACCATCACCAGTTCTCATTAAAGGAAATAATGAAGATCAAAATACTGATCTCAGCGAACTACATGATGAAGGGTGGACTTTTTTAAATGGCTAATTCCAAGCAGTATAATCAGAGTCCCTTCAACAAGTTACGCAAAGATCGGTTTTTACTTGTTCTTAGTCTGCCTGATACTCTTAAGAAAATTAATTCCAAATTTACAAGAGATGAGGACAGCATTAATTTGAATACAATGCAATTTTCTGTTTATGGAGCCACCATACCTGAGATAGTAATTCCACAAGTGGACATATTATATGGTGGTCAGACATATGCACAATCAAGCTTTCACCGCCCTCTCTGGGAACCTGTTACTGTAAACTTTACTGTAGATAATAGAATGAACAATTACTGGGTCATATATTCTTGGTTAAACATTCTCAATGATGCCGAGACAGGCATCTATGATCCTAAAAACCTAGCTAACCGTCCACCTGAACTTAAAAATATTAAACCTGACATTGAATCAATTGCAGAATACTCAACTGATATATCATTATTTCTTTTAGATGAATATGATAAAAGAGTAGTAGAATTTGTATTTAAAAAAGCGTTTCCTACATCTTTAGGAGGAATGAACCTGAATTATCGCACTTCTGATGAAATAGAAACATCATTTACCTTCGCTTATTCACAATTTATTGTTAAACTCGTAGAAAATGTTGACAATTTATAAAAAAAATTCAAAACTTTGTCCCAAAATAAATAAATACTTTATATGGCACGTACGATTCAAAGCCCCGGCGTTCAAATTTCAGAAATAGATCTTTCATTGACACAGACACCAGCAGGAGTAACATCAATACTTTTGCCTGGGTTTGCTCCAAAAGGACCTATTGCTGAAACAATTGCAGTTGCAAGTCTTTCTGAATTTGAACAAATTTATGGCACACCTACTAATGCCGCAGAGAGGTATTTTTACCATTCTGTTAAAGCTGCTTTTCAAAGTCCTTCTGATATCATAGTATACCGCCTACCATATGGTGACGGTGCTGGCATCAATACAACTGACCTTTACACAGCATTAGTTTACCCTGTTGCCGCATACTATCCTGGCACTAGTGCAACAAATGCTGCTAGTTACACACCTGTAACTCAAGGACAATATAGCAACACAGTTCTTGATGGGGCCAGTGCAACATATGTTTTCGGTACACCCACACATTACAAACTAACTCAACAAGAGTATCTCGATATCTTGCGTGGAACAGCATTTACATGGAGCTCCACAAGCAGTGCTGCAGATGGTAGCTTAAACAAATCTTTTGCTTCTGTTACAGATTTTGGTAAAGCTGGGTTAATTATTCTCAATAAATCACAGTCTTCAATCAATAGCAGATTCGAAGGATATTATGTAGGTTTAATTGATAACACCAATCTCAACCCTGCAACACCTTTTAATGATGTTAACAAAGTTCTTTCACTCAATACAACTGCAACAACCACATCTGGTACACAATACAACGTATTACCTGACGCCAGATTAGCATTTCCTTTGTCTGCAACTGCAGCAGGTGCTGGCAACAGTGTATCTGAAGCACTAGAAAACATACCATCTTTTGACATCTTTAATAGTCAGTTTGATGACACAGCAGCCTTGGGTGTATTTAAATTGCGTCAATCAGTCTTCTCACCTGATACAATTGCTTTAGATTATGTTCTAGAAGAAAGCTATCTTGGATCATTTGACTATTATCGTCAGATTAATGATGAAAACGGTGGCCCTGCCAAGAGCTTCTTTTTAGAAACCCTTGATAATAATTCTTCACAGATTACTACATTGGTTAATCCTAATATTTCTAACAGACTTTCTACCAGCTGGTTGAATGATCAAGGCATACCCACAAAGAAAATTCGTTTCCTCGGTGATCAGCTTGCAACACCCGTACCTAATGATACACCTGACACATATAATACACGTGTTGGTGCCCCTAGTGCTGCTATAGCAACATTTAATAGCATACTAGGTACTACTGATGCTCTAGTTGCTCTCGGTGATTATACACCACAAAATATTGATACAAAGATCATTGGCAATGTACCAACAAAACTACAATCACTATTTGATAAGGTTGAAAACTCTGATATCTACTCTTTTAATATTGCTGTAGAAGCAGGATTAGGAACTGTTTATGTAAATTCCTTTAACCCTGCTACTAGCGGATATTTTGATGATACTGTTGGGTATAATGCAGTGCAATCCGGGCTCTCTTCACAGAATACCGGTGTAACATCAGCTGTATTGAGTCAGTATAATGCAGTAGCTCAACAATTTGTTTCTTTTGCACAAGATAAACGCAAGGATCTCTTGTTTATAGCCGATCCAATTACTAACATCTTTGTTGAAGGTCTCAACATCAAGACTCTTGATGATCCTTCTAAAACATTCTCCAATAACATTTATTGGCCCTTGAGAAATCAATTCTCTTCTATCAATTCCAGTTATGTTTGCACTTATGCAAATTGTGTCAAGGTAGCTGATATTGCTTCTGCTCAAGAAGTATGGGTTCCTTTCTCTGGATTTGCTGCAGGGTTGATGGGCAACACTGATAGCAACTTTCAACCATGGTATGCAACTGCAGGATTCACAAGAGGTGTTGTAACTGGTGTTACAGATCTCGGTATCTTCCCCAAGCAGAAACAAAGAGATCAATTATATAAGATCAATCTGAACCCCATTGCATTCTTCCCAGGTGAAGGATTTGTAGTGTATGGCCAAAAGACCCTTCAGAAGAAGCCAAGTGCGTTTGATAGAATTAATGTACGCAGATTGTTCTTGAATCTTGAAACTGCAACAAAGAATGCTGTGAAGTATTTTGTATTTGAACCAAACACATTGTTCACTAGAACACAAGTGTTAAATACCCTCACACCTATATTTGATAATGCAAAGAATACACAGGGTGTGTACGATTACTTGATTATTTGTGATGAAAGAAACAATACACCAGACATCATTGATGCAAATACACTTGTAGTAGACATTTATCTTAAACCCACAAGAGCTGCAGAATTTATCCTTGCAAACTTCTATGCTACCCGTTCCGGTGTAAGCTTCCAGGAGATTGTTTCATAAACATGAAGGGGAATAAATAATTTTATGGCTGATGTAAATCAATTAATTCAAGACTTTTATAGAGTAGCACAAAACAGAGAGTTCGCTCGTGATTATAGCTTCAGAGTACTCTCTATTAATACAGGTGGTGCATCAAATGTAACATTTGATCAAGATGATTTAGTTTATATCAAGACTGCTTCTCTACCTGAAAGATCCATCAGCAATGTAGCAGTTCCTTACATGGGTCTCAATTTCAATGTGCCAGGAAATGCTACTTATCCTGGTTCTGATGCTTATAGCTTGACATTCTATGCTGATGCTCAGTCCAAAATCCGTCAAAAATTTGAACAATGGTCACAGGACATCTTCAATGATGCTAATTCTACTGGTAACTACTTTGCTCCTAAGCAGACCGCCATCATTGACCTAGTACAATTGGATAATCAGATGAATAAGGTTGCTCAATATCAGCTAGTTGGTGTTTCTGTTAGAAGTGTTGGCCCTCTACAGTATAATATTTCTGAAGGAACAGGCAACACAATTGAATTTACCTCCACGATATCATTTCACTACTGGAGAAGATTGAGTTAATTAAATAATTAGGTGGATAATCCGTTCACCTCAGCACTGCAGGGTTTAGAACAGAATTTTTCTGGTCTTTTCAATGGGCAAAATCCATCGTTCGCTCCTCAAATTACTGAATTATTTGGGTTTAACATACCAGGTGTACCTTTAATAAGTCCAAGAGATTATTTTCTCACTCAGATGGAATCGTGGTTTACTGCTATTCCTATGTCTACGCAATGGATTATTGTGATTGATAACTATCCTGTTGCTTTACGTTCTGATATATTGCAAGGACTGGAAAGAACAGATGGTGGTAAAAAAGGCTGGGACATATCTACATCTGTTGCAATTTTAAAAAGTTTTCCTCTGCAGAGAATAATTGGGTGTTTGTTTGCTAATTCAATCTCTATACCTGCTGAACAATTTAATGTAGACTCTGCTTCTGTTCCAAACAACAGAGGGTTTCTCCCCGGTATAATTGGCAGTAATCGTCAAGTTGACCCACCTACACTTACCATTGAATTTAGAGACACAAACACATCTTTTATTGATAATGTAATCAGACCTTGGGTTATACTAGGGTCACATTTTGGCATGGTATCAAGACCCGGCGATACACCTGGTAAGAGAGATGTAAGAAACATGAAATGTAATATAACCTTATTACAATATGCCCGTACTTTGAATAGTATTTCTATGATACCAAGGAAAGTTTGGCATTTTTATAACTGTATGCCCTATAATATCGGAGAAGAAAACTGCAATTATACTGATGAAGTTGTTAATAACATAACAACCCGCTGGACATACTCAAATTATACTATTGAAAGCGGCCTATATTTACCAGTACAAGATCTTGTAAACAGGATTTCCAATGGCGATATACCTAGAGTTACTTCCTTCCAGAATGGTATTGGAAGTATAAATCCATTAGGCTTCTTATAAGTTCTTATAATGAACTTTTATTTAAATTTTTACGCGCCATCTTTAAAAAAGAATTTAAACTTGAAAGAGCTCACTTTTCGTCAGTTTTTTACTCTTAATAAATTCATAACAAACAATAATCCCACCCATATATCTCAATGTTTTGATGACATTATTCTAGATAATCTTAAAGAGAAAGAATATTTTAACCAATTGACAAATTTTGATAAATTTATAGGATTATATTTGCTTAGAAGTAGTTGCATTTCTCCTGAAGTGGAGCTTAAAAGCGGTACAAATACAGCTAAAATATCTTTGTATCCATTTTTAATTAAATGTGTAGATAAAAAAATTGAAACAAGCAATATTATCACTATAAATGATATAGAGCTACAATTAAATCTTCCAAAAAATCTTTATTCGTCAAATACTTTTGACGTTATTTATGATACTATTTACAATATAAAAATAAATAAAAAAAATATCGATGTATCGATATTGAATGTTGAAGAAAAAAATAAAATAATTGAAGAATTACCTGCCCAGATATCTGCAAAAGTTAAAACTTACTGTAATGAAATGGAAAAACAATATTCAGACTTAATTCTTGAATTCAAACTACTTATTGATTCAAAAATTACTATCAACCCCTTCAACAATAGCTTATTTGAAATTTTAAAGGCATTTTATCAAACAGATTTGATTAGTTTGTATGAATTACAGTATATTCTGGTAAACAAACTACTTTATTCTGCAGAATATGCAGATAAGAACACTTTAGTAGAAAATATTTTGCTAAGTAACTTTTATAAAGCAGAAATTGAAAAAATAAATGCCGAACAAACCAAAAATCTTGACAAATCTACATCTTTAAGTAAATAACAGTATGGATAACTTCTCTGATGCTATATCTTCATTAAACAATCTCACTGTTCAATACGATATATTCGTACCATCAGTAAATAGAAAAGTTAAATTTAAAGGTCTTAACACCAAGCAGCAAAAAGAAGCAGTGAAAAGCGCATTAGAGACTGGATTTATTGGTGTATCTTTTTCAAATTTTTTAAATACAATAATTAAAGATAATACTTGTGAGAATATAGAATTCCTACTCACAGATAAAAACTATATTATAACTTGTCTTAGAGTTCTATCGCTTTCGAAAGATATAAAAATAGAAGATGTAACAATTGATTTCAGCTTCATATTGAGCAACGCTGCTGCTCTACCTGAGCATTTAAAACAAAAAGAAATTAATGACAATAACCTGAAAGTTAATTTACAGATACCTTCACTCACTAAAGACACTGAAATTAATAGAGAAACAGCAAAGAAAATAAATCAAGATAAAAGTGAATCACTTTCAAAAGAAGCAGTTGGCGAGATGTTTATAAATGAACTTGTAAAATATATTGACAAAATATCCATTGACAATAGTGGTAAAATAGTTGAGCTCAACTTTAAAGATATAACATTTGAACAGAAAGTACAACTAGTTGAAAAGCTACCACTCACACTTAATTCTAAAATATTTGATTATATAAATGAAGTTCGTAACTTTGAAAAGACTGCTTTTATAAAAGATGGAAAACAGCTAGATCTCACTATTGATCCATCGTTTTTTACAGTTTAAAAACTGTTTTTTATTTAAATATTATTAATGAACGGTGATGCACCTGATGTAGCAATCTTAGCTGATAAAATCGATAGTATAGATGGTAAGCTTGATTATATAAACAGCATGCTAGATAAAACACCACGAGAAAGCTCTGAAAAGAACGATTTAGCTGAAAAATTTGCAGATGAACAGAAGCAAAACCGAACAAAATTTAATAGATTTAATCAAAAACAAAAACTATATCAAGCCATACCTATCACTATTGATGGTATTTCAGTTGATGGAAAAAACGCCTTACAAAAAAGCTTAAAAAATCTTTTTACATTTCCCGAGGAAACAACAAAAGCTATTACAAAGAAAAAAGATGGCTTACTTCAAACCTTAGCATTAATTTCAGTACTATTGCTTGCAGCGTATGCATTTTTAAAAGATAAAGTTGGCGAGTTTCTACGCAATCTTGAAAAATGGCTTGCTGGTCTACTAGGAACCATTAAAATTGGTGATTTGTTTACTAAAATTTTTGAAGGTATTCCAAAGCTAGGCGAGCTATTAAAAACTAAATTTCTTGAAATGCTTAGTAAAATTTTTGAAGGTATTCCAAAGCTAGGCGAGCTATTAAAAAATAAATTTCTTGAAATGATTGGTCGTCTTTTTAAGTTTGATAAACTTGAAGCTTTAACTAAACTATCACCTGAGCTTAAAGGGTTATTTGAACGATTTAAAGCAATACCTGAAAAATATTTAAAAATGTCTACAGAAGCGCTTGAAAAAGAAATAAAGTATTTAGAAGAACTTACTAAATTTAATGAAACATATTATAAAATGGCGATGGAAGGGAATAAAAAATTTATAAGCGATCTTCAAGAGCTTAAAAAACTAAAGGATGCTGGGGTGTCTACAGAAGAAATTACCCGTGCTGTAGAAGAATTTAATAGAACACAAGAGACAATCAAAAAAGTTCTGGATATAATTAAAGGTCCCTTGGAAATGTTAAGAGCTTCAGGTGCCGCTATAATAGAAGGGATAGGTAAATTTACAGAAGGAATAGGCAAAGTATTAGAAGCATTGCTCAAGTTCATACCCCTCGGCACAAAGGTGTTTGGCCTGAGTAAAGCACTTTTGGAAAACTTAGGACCAGTAGCAGTATTAATTGATTCATTTGAAACAGCAATCCATCTATATGACAAAGCAAAAACTGGTCAATTAGGAGCTGAAGAAATAACAACTGCACTCACCACTCTTGTATTAAGAGCCATAGGATGGCTTGGTG